CGCACAGCCCGGCGTGGCGGCTGGTGAGCTCCCACTGCGTGCGCCGGCTCTGGCGCATCCCACCGGCCTCGGCCAGCGACAGCGCCGCCATGGGCTTACTCAGGACCTGGAAGGCCTCGCGCGCCGCCAGGGTCGGGTAGGTGTCATCGATCGTCTCGCCGTCCGGGTCCTCCAGGTGCCAGCCCACCGGGCTGGTGTCCTCCGGGTCCGTGGGCGCCATGCCGGCGACCTTGCCGCTGATCACGCGCTCGGCCGCGTAGACGTAGGCCACCGACTCCCCGATCCGCCATGCCGACTTCATGCGCCGGGACGGGTCCGTCGGCAGCATGGTCGGCAGGAGGAACTCGGTCATGAGAACACCCGCCCCAGGCCCCAGCGGTCCAGCCTTGCCAGCGCCGGAGGGTGGGCCTGACGTGCCAGCTGCCGCGAGCAAGGCCTGGGGACGGGGCGGGATGTGCACGCTCACGGATGCGGCTCCTCAGGCGTCGGCGGCGGTGCCTCGCGGCGGTCGATGATGAACGCGACCACGGCGAAGTATGCAGCCGCCACCAGCAGCGCGGACCATGGCCACGGCGAGAGCGCCGCGCCGACCGTCGCGAGCACCAGGACGACGTCCAGGATCGGGACCTTGCTGTTCATGCCACCCCTCCGGCGTTGGTCATCCCTGCCCACGGGTTGTTGGGATCGGGCTCGAACTCCATGACCGCGTAGCGCAGAGCATCGCACGCGTCGTCACCCACTTCGACGGGCCGCTCGTGGAACCCGCCCTGCTTGTTCGGCGCCCAGGTGTAGCCGGGGATCTCCCCGATGAGACCGGAGCAGGACGGATCGACCGTCATGCCCTGGCGCAGCGCCTTGTCGACCGCCTGCAGCCCGGTGCTCATGGTGTTGGTGGCCGCCTTCACCCGGACCCGCAGCTGGCACCCGCCATGCTCCGCGCGGTGCTTCGCCAGGAGGCGCTCCAGCTGCGCCATCAGCGACGGCTCGGACGGATCGCAGGCCAGGACGCTCACCCCGTGGGCCTCGCACAGCTGCGCGATCCCCGGGTGCAGCTGGCCATCGTTCCCGATCCACGGGTCGACCAGCTGGTCCAGGCCGCGGCCGGTGGCGTAGAGCTCGGCGCGCACGCCCAGGCGGCCGCTGCCCGACTGGCCGACGACCTCCACCGCGAACTGGTGCACGAACCCCCAGTCCACGCCGGCCACCACGCGCTTGGGATCCGCGGTGGGAGGCTTGACCTGGTCGAGCGGCAGGTTCCAGATCGCGCCCTCGACGCTGGCCCACTCGCCGCGCCCCAGGCGCCGGCCCACCGCGTTGTCCGGGAGCGCCTCGATGATCGAGCGGTAGTCGTCCGGGAGGAAGCGGTTGTCCATGGCCGTGGCGTGGAGGTACTCGCGCTCCTGGGTGGGCGGGCTGAACCGCAGCTTCAGCCAGTGCGTCGGCGCGCCCGGGTTGGTGGCGGCCGCCAGCTGGTGGTACGGCACCCGCGGATCGCGGAGGCGCCCCATCAGCATCATCCAGTCGGACTCGCTGAGCTCGATCGCCTCGTCCACGCCGGCCCAGGCCAGTTCCAGCGAGCCGATCTTCGAAGGGACGCCCGTGATCGGGTCCGGGTCCAGGCCCAGGAAGTAGATCCGCGAGCCGTTCTTCAGCTGGTACCAGGACTCGCTCTGGTTCCGAGACGCGACGTCTCGAAGGTTCATCACGTCCTGCGTGAACGTCCGCACCGTGGTGGCGGCCATGGACGCCTTGACCTTGCGGAAGATCCCGACCGTGCAGCCCGGGTAGCGGAGCGCGATCCCGTAGCCCTTCTCGCACAGGATCCGCGACTTGCCAGCGCCCATGGCGCCCGAGTACAGAAGCTCGCGGGCCTGGCTGTCGTAGAAGCGCTCCTGGCTGGCGTTGGCGAAGTCCGGCCCCAGCGCCTGGCGGATCTCCTGGAGGCGCGCCGGCGTCAGCGTGGCGAGGCTCACAGCGCCTGGACCACGAGGATGAACGCGGCGAACGCGCCCAGGGTCACGGCCAGCACCACGACGAAGGCGACGACGGTCTGCCTCACCCCTCGACCTCGGCACCCCTCCGCGCGAGCTCCGCGTCGATCGCCTGACGCAGAGCAGCCCGCTCGTGATCGTTCAGGCCCTCGGGCACCACCATGGTCTGGATCGGCCCGCCGCCATCACCAGCGAGCTCGACTCGAGCGTTGGTGCGGTACGTCTGCGGCCGCCGCGCCTGGAGCAGGAACAGCAGCAGCCGATCGGATCCGCCGCGGGCACGCTTCCAGGCCTCCGCCTCCAGGGACTGCGTCGCGGCCTCGTCCGCCTCCTCCCAGGCCGTGGCGAACGCCTCGTTCTTCGTCCGCAGCAGGTAGGGCGTCGTCCGGTTCACGCCGGCGCCCCGGGCGCTGAGCATGACGTTCCCGCTGGTGGCGAACAGGTCCAGGAAGGTCTGCGCCCAGGTCGGCCATGGGCCTGTCGAGTCTGTCGACGGTGTCGGGCTCGGCTCGACCTCGATCGCCGGCACGCCCGGCTCGACCACGCCCCACTCGTCAGCCACGGGTCGCCTCCAGCCCGGTGAACTCCTGCCAGCGGGTGATGGCGACCTGGACGAAGGCGGGCGAGAGCTCCATGGCGAAGCAGCGCCGGCCCAGGCGCTCGGCCGCGATGATCTGGGTGCCGCTCCCGCTGAACGGCTCGTACACGACCTCGCCGGGCCGGGTGTGCCACTCGATCGGCCGGTGGAAGATCTCCACCGGCTTCTGCGTGGGGTGGATGCCGTCCTGCTCGCCCGCCTGGCTGATGGTCCAGACGGTCGACGCCGACGACGGCGCGCGGCGATCCGACTCCGGGCGATGGCCCTGGAACCACCCGAACAGGCACGGCTCGTGCTGCCACATCAGATCCGACCTGGTGAGCACGCCGCGCGACTTCACCCAGACGATGGACTGGTGGACCAGCAGGCCGCACTGCTCCCACTGCGCCAGGAGCAGCCCGCGCCGCAGATCCGCGTGCCACTGGTAGACGGGGACCCGCTCGATCAGGTGCGGCTTGGCGGCCGCGACGAACGCCACGTAGAACGCGACGCCCGACGTCGGGTCGGTGTAGTCGTCCCAGTGCTTGTCCTTGACCTCGGCCTTGTTGACCGAGCTCTGCGGGTGGTTGCCGCCCTGGTAGTTCACCAGGTACGGCGGATCGGTCGCCATGAGCACCGCGGTGTGGCCGGCCATCAGCCTGGCCACGTCGTCGGGCTTGGTCGAGTCGCCGCACATGATGCGGTGGGCGCCCAGCACCCAGACGTCCCCGGGCTTCACGTAGACGTCCGACTCGTCGGGCACGGGCGGGACGTCATCGGGCTCCGTGGCACCGCGCCGGCCGGAAGCCATGAAGCTCACCAGGTGCTGCTCCAGCGCCCGGTTCTCCAGGTCGACCGTGTCGAGCAGATCCTGGAGCAGCGCGTCGTTCGTGCCCGCCATGGACCCCAGCGGGTCCAGGCCGATCAGGACGCGCGCCTCCTCCTCCGGCGTGAGCTCCACGTACACCACGGGGATCGTCGCCTCGCCCGCGGCGGCCGCGACCTCGACCCGCAGGTGGCCATCCACCAGGAAGCCCGTCGTCCGGTTGACGATCACGCTCTGGACCCAGCCGACCCGGTCGAGCTCAGCGATCAGCGCCGCGCGCTGCTCGGGCGGGTGGGTGCGCCAGTTCCGCGGGTTGGCGGCCAGGACGGCGGGGTCCGCGTCGCCATGGCCGACGATCCTGGACTGGAAGGCGGGTGGGGTGGGCTGCTTCACGCTCATGGCCGGAAGGCTACCACCGGCCCGGGTCAGTTCTCGCGCCCCTCGAGGGTGCGCACCAGCGCCAGATGGGCCAGGCCCTGGAGGAACGCCGTGACCAGATCGTCGTCGCCGGCGCGGACGCGCGATCGCTCCAGGTCCATCAGCGCGCGACGCCAGTCCGCCATGGCGCCGCCCGCTGGCGGGCCGGATGCGGCGCCCTCGTGGTGGATGACGAAGCGCCTCACAGGCCCATCGGCAGCGCGTTGGCGCGCCGCAGCTGCTGCTGGAGGTACTCCGGGTTCAGGTCCACCAGGACGGCGCGGCGGCCGCGGCGGTTGGCGACCTGGCCCACCGTGCCCGTGCCACCGAACGGGTCCAGGACGATCGCGGGGACGGGCGGAGCGTCGTGATCGCAGGCGATCCGCCACGTCTCGACCACGGGCTGGTCCCTGGTCTCCAGCCAGCCATGCTTCCGGGCGCTGCCGGATCCGCGCGGCCCGCCCGCCCCGGTCGCCAGGTCGCCCTTCGACCACGTCTTGCCCTGGCCAGCGCGACGCACCACGCGCCGCCACGGGGCGCCACAGATCGAGCACGTGCCTCGCTCCGACGTGGACGCCTGGATGCATGGCTCCACGAGCGCCTCGGGGAACGTGGCGAAGTGTGCGCCCAGGTACTGCTGGGTCGGGATCGTCCAGACGGATCGGCGGTTGCGCTTCGTGGGGTCCATGCCCGTGACTCGAGTACTGCCCTGCCACTCCTGGCCGGCATGGACGCCGTTCCGACCCGTGGCGAAGCGCGCCTCGCCTGGCGCCACCGCGTCCTCGCGCACGGCCCAGGCGTCGTAGAGGTAGCGCTCCGACCTGGTGAGCATGAACAGGTACTCGTGGCTGGTCGCCGGGCGGTCGTCGGCGGACTCGGGCATCGGGTTCGGCTTGGACCAGATCACGTCCCTGCGGAGGTACCAGCCATCAGCCTGGAGCGCCAGCGCCAGGCGCCACGGCATCCCCACCAGATCCTTCGACTTCAGGCCCCAGCTGCCACCGTTCGCGTTCGCCTTCCGGGGGATCGGCGCCAGGTCGGTGCGCCTCGAGTGCCCGCGCTCCGGGCGCCCGCGGCCGGCGAAGCTGTCGCCCATGTTCAGCCAGAGCGTGCCGTCCAGGCGCAGCACGCGCCGGACCTCGCGGAACACCCCGACCATGGCGGTGACGTAGTCCTCGGGCCGAGGCTCCAGGCCCAGCTGGCCGGCGATCCCGTAGTCCCGCAGGTTCCAGTAGGGCGGGCTGGTCACGACGGCGTGCACCGACTCGTCCGGCATGGTCGCCAGGACGTCGCGGCAGTCGCCGCCGTGGATCGTCAGCCAGGGATCGTGGTGGAAGGGGGTCACTCGACGGCCTCGGCGCTGGGCGAGTACTCGCCCGACTCGATCGGCGGCCGCTCATCGCGCGGATGGAGCGGCAGGCGGTGCAGCTGGTCGACCCGCAGCCACCGTCCGCGCCGATCCGGTCGGTCGACGCCATGCGCCACGACCTCGTCCCCCCAGGCGAACCCCAGCAGCCGGACGACCGGGAAGTCGACCACCGCCAGGATGAACGGGCGGTCCAGCTTGGTGCTGTCCTTGTCCCGCCAGTACACCGGCAGCCCGGGGTCGCGGATCATGCCCGTGGACCGGACCTCGACGCCCTTCCCCCAGCCGATCAGGTCCGGGCGCCGGCCGTCCGCCGCGCCCCACTCCAGACCGGTCGCCTTGCTCGCGGCGATCTCCCCGCGGAACCCCAGGAGTCGGAACTCGCCACGCCGGCTGGTGTCGCCTCCGGGGTCATACATGTGGTCGGCGCCCGCCAGGTAGCGCTCGACGCCGGCGCGCGCCCTGGCGTCGTCCGCGTCGTCCAGCACGATGTTCGCGGCCTCCCACCAGCCGGGCCCGGAGGCGCATCGGCAGTCCACGGTGCGGATGGTGCCCTCGCGCTCCTGGCCCACGTCGGCCAGGAGTCGGTCCAGCGGCCTCACAGCCCGAGCATCGCTGGCGCCGGGTCGATGACCTCGATGAGGAACTCCGTGGCGGAGATCCCTCGGACGACCTGGATGATCGGCTTCTCCCACACCAGGACCGAGCTCTTGTCGCCCACCAGCGCCTTCGCGTCGACCAGCCCGTCGATGAGCGGCTTGACGCTGCTCACCAGGTTGTCGGTGTCCCGCGGGCGGTTGTCCGGGACGATGAACGTGATGGTCAGGCGGGCCCTCGAGGGTC